GTTTCCCAGTCACGATCGTTGGGGGGCCGGGCTGGGATGCCCACAAAGACATTTATTGATGAAAGGGAAAACAATGCCAATTAGAGTGTGTGTGTGACGCGCGCTAACTCCAAACAGGTCAAAAAGGCGGTAGTGGCAGACTATCCGCAATTAGAGCGCATATTGCCCAAATTGTTCTTTGATAAAGACGTAGTCAGGATTGAGTTAGCGCGGGACCATGTGTTTGGGGATGACAATAATGTCCTAACACAATTAGGTGTGCGCAACGGTGTTCAACCACCAAAACATAGGGATGGATGATGGCGATCCGGCTTAAACTCAAGTGCACCAAGCACCCACAATACCAGGCCAAACGCAAACCTAGGGCCAATTGTTCGGCGTGTTGGTCTTTGTGGTGCATGGCTCAAACATGTGAGACAATCAAAATTGATGGTTCACGGGTAAGACGCGAAAGGTTGAAATAATGTTTATACAGATTATTCGGACGGTCTTTGGATTGTCTGTACTGTCATTAGGATGCGGCCTTGCAACGCTGATAGCTATGTCAGGTTATTGGTTTCCAGTCACGACTTTATTTGTTAGTGTAGGGTTACTGATATTAATTTTAGCATGGTTTATCGGCTGGAGTTTTCTGACATGAACAACTACACAGCAGTAGGAATTATCGAGGGTTTTGTTGATTGTGATGATGCAGCCGATTATGTGCGCGCTTGCCAACATGTGCGGGACCACGGACTATTGAGTATACTGCATGGCAGTCTGAATATTCAAGTATCGCACATAGCGGAAATGGCTGACCAAGACTTTGACCTAGCGGTTGAGAATGTGAGTGCATGAGTTTAGACCTGTTGGCATGGGCATTGCTTGTGTCAACTAGCCTGCACTCATGCGGGACATTGACCAAATTGAAAGGATTGACAATATGAAAGTATCAACAATGCTAATAGGTTCGGCGGCACTTGTAGGTGTGTTCGCACTATCCCTCGCCATAGCGAATGCGGATGAATTGCCTAGCGACCTGCCAATTGTTGAGCGCGCGGCGGTTGCGAAAGTAGCTAAGCCGGATGACATGGACGGATGTATCACAGCCGGGAAGGGGTTTAGCTGGGTGAAAGTGACGGGCCGCACTCAAGACCGGACATACTTCCAATTTGTGAGCTATGACAAAGGCAAAAAGGTGTGGCGCGAAACCTTGCGTATGGCCCGCGCGGATCGCTTCATAGTCAAAGACAACTGCAAATAAGTTTGGACCTGGGTACACCTTACGGGGTGTGCCCTAGCCTGCACTTAGGCAGGGATTTGATAAGGAGTATACGGAATGTCAATAAACTGGAAAGTCGTTGCCATTACAGGCGGCGCAATCATTTTGGCACTCATTCTGCTATCATGAGCCTAGCCAAAAACCCGGACGAAAAGACCATTGCGCAATTGTTGATGGAAAAACCCCAGACAATTGCCCTAGGTGGTATAATCGGCAACACAACAGCGGAAATTTTAAACGAGTTTGGTCCTAGCGTTGATGAAAAGACTTTTCTTGACGCCATGGGCATGGTTACAAAATTTGCGGTGGATACTTGTGTTGCAATTGGGCACGACAAGCAAGAGTGTATAGCGCGGCTGATTGAATTAGTTTCATCCGCAACTACACACGACGCAAAGGCTTGGCAAGAGTTTGTGGATGATTGCACAAAAGCAAAAGCCGCACGCCAAGCACATATCAACTAACAGATACGGGCGCATCTTGCGAGGTGCGCCCCAGCCTGTTAATTGGAGTACATATAATGGGAAATCTGAATTGGAATAGAAGCAGGCAAAAGCAAATCATGGATCGGCGCGGCACAGAACACCATGCCGGTTACAATCAGGCACATTCGTTTCGCCGCCGCCTATTCACCAAACGGACAAAGACCCGTGGCCCCAGCCCCACCTTCATGCGCACTTTTCGTTCCATTCTGGACAACAGTAACGAGGAATGGTCAACGGCTGAGTTAGCTAAGGCCATGGCAGATAAGATTGGTGGGTCTAAGCCACGGATCATGAGCGCGCTTGTGCGGTACGCTAACCTGAATGACGGCACCGGGCATGAACACCTATCAGGATATTTTTACAAGTCTGAGCCGGAACCAATAGAGCGCTACGGCAAAACCGTCATGATACAGCGCAATATATGGCACAAAAGGCGTGACAAATAGGGTTTTTGCGTCAATAATGGCGCTTTATCGTAGCCAAAGGAGTGACTATGGCAGAAAAGCAAAGGCAGGTTTTTAACGTTAAGGTGACGCGGACGGTTGAAGAAACCGCGATCATTCAGGTGCGCGGGGAACCGGGCGCCAAATTGACGTTGAAACAGGTGAAAGAACGTGCGCTGAGCAAATACCGCCCACGCACAACTAAATTTAAACGGGGCGAGGTCAGCGAGCCGGAACCGATTTCTGTTTACCTTCAATCAGCCATCACTGGTGTGGATGCCAAAGGCAAAGAGAAGTCGCGCAAGGGCCGCATGATTTGGTCTATTGACAAAGAGGATGATGACGCATGAGCATTATCAATGACTTTGGCGCGATCCGCGCGAACATGGTAAAGACTGGTTTGGTCGACACCATGACAGATGAGGCAATTGATGAAGGTCACGGTACAGTCTCTTTAGCGAGCGTTGCGGCGGTTGCGGCTGCCCAACAGGCGCGGCGCGAAATTTCGGCTTTGATTTGGTGTTCGCTACCGCATGTCACATTGGGTGAATGGGCAGAAGGTCAACATCCGATCTTTCGTGTGACGAACCCGGACGATTGGGCGCGCGGTGGCCAAAGCATGTATCTCAACTCGGATAAAGTGGCGCAGTTGCGCAAAGAGTACGGCGAACCCTTGTTTCAACCAGGGAAAGTAAACTTGGCGAGCAGGCCACGCGATCCGGGCCGCCAAATTGACTACTATTCAGCACTTTATGGTGGGGTTCCGAAACACCCCCGCAACGTGATGGAACAGACACCATACAATGAACACGCTGTACTGAGTAGTTTTGAAAATCAACTCAAGCACCGGTTTGATGGTCAACTAGACGTTTGTATACGGAAAGTCCGTGACGATAAGTTTTCTGTTCGGACGTATGACAAAACGGGCCATTACAGGTACGTTAGTTGCATATATTGGAGCGAACTAGCGGATCAGGGTGTCACAAAAATCGCGGACTTTATTTATGAAAAGCATGTTCGTCAACACAACGGTGAACGGGCGGTTCGTTGCATGGACACAATTGGTCCTAAACCATTTGGACAACCCCGAACATTCCAACAAGAGGCGTTTTTAGACAAACTTGCGGAAGACCTTGGACCAGTTGAAGACATCACAGCTAGTGGACTCAGAGAACGGGGGGCTTTTGTTGGGATAGACTATTCCCAAATGGAAAACCGTCTGTTGCGTGGTGCCAATAGAGTAGGCAAGACGTTTGCAGAAACAACTAAAGACGTGGACACTGGGACTGATAGCTTTGACTTTGAAAGGGTCATGAAGGCATACGACGCCTATTGATCCCTAGGCAATCCCCAGCGTAACGGCTGGTCACAAACAACGTAGGCGGATAGATCGTGCTTTGAGCCAGGGTCTTTCCGCCTTATTAAATTCTGCTCACACTGGCGCACGTTCGCCTGTTCATCCCCCTCCAGTTCTTTGCCCCCGTGCACTACCAAATCAGTGGCGAGCACGTTTGTGCTAACGCCCCCTGCTTCCCCTTCATTCGCATACGCACCAAGCCGGACTAATGCCGCGCCAACATCCTGGTCAGACCAGAACGCCCTACGTCCCTTGGCCCCAGTCTTTGGCGGCTCAGTGATCCGCTCCAAAACCATGGAGCTATCAACCTTGTGTCCTTTGAAGTAAAGCGCGTCCGGCTTGTCGGCGTCTTTTACTTTGTCCCAAGTGAGCGAGTAAACTTTATTGTCTTCATCCTTTTCAACGCGGGCGATTGCGTCGAAGTCACCCACCCATTTGGATGAGCCGCGCGGGCTGGTGCCGCCTTTAGCCGTGTGGTGAATGACGACCACTAGGCAATCTAGACTATCAGCAATGTGATACAGCGCCTCTACGGCCAAGCTGGCGTCATCCGTCTCCGATAGCCCGACCATTGCCTTAGAAAGCGTGTCAATCACGACCAGGCCGGGCTTTACATCGGAACCAATCACTTCATCAATGAAGTCGGAAACGTCGGATCGGTCTCGGATAGTGGGGACGGCGGGGACAATGAAGAAGGGGTATTCAACATTTGCGTGGCCATGTGTCCTTTCCCAAGCGCGTCGGCGATCTGTGGCGATACCGCGCGCACCTTCCCCCGCTCCAAATACCACTGGTCTCCTCCCAAATTGTGTGAGACCATAATAATCTGACCCGGTTGCGAGCGATAGAGCCAGGTCCAAAACAATGAAAGATTTTCCCGAGTAGGCTTCCCCATAAACGAGGAAAACACCCCTGTCTGGTATCCGTTCTGGGACGAGCCATGAAGGTTCTGGCCAGTTGTCTTGCTCAGAAACCGGGATAAGCCGGAACTTGCTTTTCTTAGGAGTTTCAGTAGTTTCATGTCTTTGTACCTTTTCAAATATAGATAGATCGGTGACGGCTTTGGACCCGAACTCGTTTTGTCCGCGAAGCCAGCCGCCTTCAATACGCTCCGCTAAATCGTCCGGGTCCCATTTTTCCGTGTTCTGCTTATTCCACTCTAGCGCAAGCTCAGTTGCCTTCTGAATGCTCAATCCACAGTCTTTTAAGAACGCGCCGATACCGAACCCGCCGTAACCTTTTGGGTCGTGTTGGTTATCACGCAACCACTGTCGCGCGCGGTCTACGTTGTGGGGCAGGTCCGCGTTCTCCAGGTCGACAAGGCCGGTCTCTTTGTCCCGCTTTTTCCTTATAAGTACGGATAGCCAGTCGGGCGGGGGGCCAACTGGGCCTGACTTGTCGGTGGTGTAGTCTCCGGGGGTGTCGGTAGGTTTGCAATTGCCCTCAACAAGTGTGCTACCTGGCATAACGACGTAGCCGCCTTGTGAGCGGACATCAATGCCAGGTGGTAGGGAACCGCGCGCGTTCGTGTAGTCTTTGCCAAGGAACCACAAATGTGTGCCGCCTGACGGAGTGTTGTGCACGCGCGCAGGATTGAGTTCTCCATTTTCAATCTCCAAATTAAATATGCTTTCGTCACCCCCGTGCTTGGGGTCAACGTCCAGAACAAAGTAGCCGGACGCGCCAGGGCAACACCCTATGTTCGCGTCCGGCTCGGCGTCCCACCACTTTCGGATGGTACCAGCATCCGTAGTGGCGTCGTGGACACCGTTCTCAGTCAAGGGCTCTTTAGCCCCTGGCCTAAGCGGGATGACGTGGAACCCTTGTTGAGCCCAGTCTAAAGCTATCTCTAATTTAGTTTTCAAGGTAGTACACCAACAGTTTTAATTCTTCTAAGGTGCTGTCATTTTTAATGCGGTTAGCTCGTGCAGAAATGACGTGTACGTTAGTTTTGATATATCCCAGCGATGGTATAATCCTATCTACACTAGGAGACCAATCATAGTCTCTACCCGCCCCATAGTATAGGGGTTTTCCAAAAATGGGGCAAACATCGGGCAAGACTAAGTCTGCGGGTTCTAAATCAAAGGGCACATTAAGTTTTTGTGCCCGGCGTTTTAGTTCCGAACATGTCCTCTTTGGCCAGTAGGGTTTGGTACGCCTTTTGGCTGCGTATGTTCTTTGGTACTGGCGGCAATATTCTCTAAAAGCTGGGTCTTTGGCACGTTTTTTCCGCATATATTCGCGGTTTCGTTTACGTTTTTCAGCAGCAGATTGGGTCATTGGGGCTATCCTCCTGGTACAAGGACTTGAATAAGTTGGTGATTGTGAGCATAATCGGGTTTGTTCAATCAATCAACCCCTAGGATCGCACCATGCTAATCAATGAAGAAAGCGTTGCTCGCTCGTATGATATGCTCCGGGCGGTCGCTCCCTTCAACCGGTGGAAGCTGCCCCCATCAAGTGAACTGAAATTCCGCGTTGTCAAGTCCAAAAAATTTGCTGGTGAGTTCCGTGCCATGACGGATAAGCGTCAGCGGCACACAATTTGCATATCATCTATCCACTGTCATCACTTGGACACGTTGGTTTTGATTATGGCGCACGAGATGTGCCATTTGCGCCAGTGTATCAACGGCTGGCCACTCAATCACGGGAAAAGATTTGACAAAATGAAAAAGTTAGTGTGTAAATGTCATGGGTTTGACCCAGCAGTATTTTAGGAGATGTTAATGACTACGACGGCCGAAGGTTATCGCAAAGCGGTAGCCATGATCGGGTTCCGCATGGGACCACACATACCCTCTAAACACGCAACCAAACCATTCAAGTCCGAACGTCACGGCAAAAGACGCAAGCGCGAAATTGCTTTGCTCAAAAGTCGGGCGAGTTCGGAACATCACCAGGCGATTGAGAAAATGACCAACTGGCAACGCACCCAGTATTCCAAAGCGCTTGCCGCAATGCGTGTCATGGGCGATAAGTCGAACCTGGACCCCATGCCGTTTTTGCGTGCACGGAAGGCGTCTTAAATGTTTGACTTAATTTCATTCATTTCTGCACCAGGGAAACAAAAGCGCTGGGATGGAATGTACCGGGTTATTAAACGCACCAATAATGCTGGATACACTTCTATCATTTCTCAAAGCCGTGCAGAATATGGCTGGCGGGATGAAGACTACCATGTCTCAGAACAAGACGCTATCGAAGCTTGCCAAAAGCAGTGGGACAAACTCATTAAATCAAAGATTGTTATAGCAGAATGAAACTCGATTACTTTGAGAACACGGGCAATTATGTTCTTTACAAAGACAAACGAGAAACCGACTTAGACCTGTCGACACTTCGGGACTTGCATGGTTTTGACCACAGCTTGAAGATGTCAACAGGCAGTCAGGACGTGTTTTACACTCCTGACATGTACTGCGCGGCGACGTTCGCTAGCGCAGCCACCCCGCGTGCATTCAACCGGCTAGAGGGCATAGTCAATGAAATCGAGCAATCGTGGCTCAAAGAGAGTGGCGCCCATATTGACACACCACAAGACAAGGAACTTTGGCCCTTTCAAGTGGCAGGCGTGGAATATGCACTCCGGCGTAAAAATACGCTCATTGGCGATCAACCTGGGCTGGGAAAGACGGCTCAAGCTGTCTGTATCGCGAATGAAATGCGAGCAAAGAAAGTGCTTGTCATTTGCCCGGCTAATATTCGCCTTCAATGGGCCAAAGCGATCCGAGAGTGGTCAACGCGAACGGATAAATACATCATTTACCCTATCCTTAAATCGGCGAACGGTGTCCACCCAAGGGCAGACTGGACGATAATTTCCTATGACCTGGCGCGCGGTGAGGTCATTCATGAGCTATTGATGCAGCATACCTATGACTTATGCGTCATAGATGAGGCACACTATCTGAAAACCCCTTCGGCCAAGCGCACCGTGGCTATCTTTGGGAATAGTATCACACAGGGCCTAAGCGAGCGCTGTGGGGCCGTTGTGGGCCTGACCGGCACACCATTACCCAATCGGCCCCAAGAGTGCTACACGCTCACGAGAGCCATGTGTTGGGACGCTATAGACTGGATGTCAGAAGAACAGTTTTCCGCTCGCTACAACCCCCGTGAAGTGGTGGAGAAGTGGGACGCCAACAAGAACAAGACAATCCGCTACAGTCAAGAGGCAACCGGGCGCCTGCCCGAGTTACAAAACCGGTTGAGATCAAATTTCATGGTCCGGCGCAAAAAGCGCGACGTGATGACCCAGTTGCCAGCCGTGAGCCACGAGATTGTGTATGTGGAGGAAACTGGCGCGGTCAAGCGTGCGCTCAAAGCCGAAAGTATGCTCGATATTGACCCCACGGACCTGTCAAACACCGGGGATTTCTTCGGCGAGATTGCGACCATCCGCCGCGAAATGGGTGTGGCTACTGCGCCCGGCGTGGCGGACTATGTGGACATGCTCTTGGCCGGAGGGGTCGACAAAGTGCTTGTGCTGGCGTGGCATCATGAGGTCATGGACATCTTGCAAACTAAGCTGGAGAAGTGGGGTGTTATCCGCATTGACGGCAAGGTGTCGGCGGCCAGGAAAGAAATTTTTAAGAACAGGTTTATTGACATTCCCGATCAACGGGTGTTAATTGGGCAACTTCAATCCATAGGGACGGGCACGGACGGAATACAGTTAGTTTGTTCACGTGCGGTGTTTGCCGAATGTGACTGGGTGCCCGGAAATAACTTTGACCAAGGCGTGGGGCGGCTTGATCGCGGTGGTCAGACTGACCCCGTCTTGGCGGAGTTCTTAATGGCGCAGGGCTCGTTTATTGAGAAGATCATGAAATCAGCCCTGGAGAAGTTGGTAAACATTAACGGCGCTCTTGACAAAGAACATTTTTGATGAGACACCAATGGATACAAGTAGGACACAGACGGTGGTGCACAAATTGTGATGCGTTCCAATCTTATGGGCGCCCGACTGTGGGACAATGTAACCAAAAATGGCTAAAGTACAGGAGATGTGACATGCCTAAAATTACCCGCGCCGAAGTGACTTTTGAGCGCACTGTAAATGACGGTAACTATAACAGCCGGAAAGCTGGTGCGGTTATCGGATACGCTTTCGAACCAAATGAAGACGTGGATCCAGACCAAGCACTGGTTGATTTGGAAACCTATGCGAAAAACTCAGTTGCACGCTCTTTGGAGCAGCAGAAAGCCGAAATGGAAGCAGCTAAATCTGCTGCGGCTCCAGAACCGGCCAAAGAAGCGGCCAAACCAAAGCGTAAACGTCGCACAAAGGCTGAAATTGAGGCAGATAAAGCAGCCGAAGAAGCAGCACAAAATGAAGCTCAAGCTGCGGCTGACGAAGAATTTAGGCTGGACGACGAGCCGGAGCAAAACATCAAAGCGAACCCCGAAGACCGTCAAGATCCTGACGAACAAGAAATTGATTTTGGTGACGACGAACCGGTCGAAGAAATCCCAGTGGCAGACCTCAATAAAGCTGCCAATGCGGCCGTCAATCGGATCGTTGACAAGTCCGGCGTTCAACGTGCCAAAGCAGGCGAGCAGGTGAAAGACATCATCGCTCAACACCGTAAAGACGGCAAGCGCGGCAATATCGTTGATGTCCCGGTCGAAAAACGGTCAGACCTATTGGCGGCTTTGGAAGCTGCGGAGTAAGTTGTGCACGCGGCTTTGGGCGGGTGCCGGGCTCAAGAAACCCGCCCATGTAATTGGAGAATGTCATGGTTAGCGATAGATTTTACACGGACGGACCTCACCAGAATGAACCACCTATTACTGAGTTACAGGAGAGAGTTCTGGCTGACTTGGAAAACGCGGGATTGCCACAGTGGCTTTATGATGCTGTCATTGACATTATAAACCAGTATGAAGATTGGCTTGACGCAACAGGTGGAGAACCTGGTAGGGAAGCTAACGCAACAGAAAAATTTTCTATATTGACGAGACAGTATAAAAGGTCATCCAAAAAGCAAATGGTCTATTGCCCCCGTTGCGATGATATGGAAGAAGTCGGAAGCTCATGTGCGGAGAACTACTGACATGCCAGGACAACATAAAAGACTGAGCGCGTCGGGCGCCGAAAGATATATCGAGTGCAGTGCCTCCATCACCATGTTTGAGCGCCTGTTTCCAGACTATAACTCGGATGACGACGAGGAGGAATGGTCTGCCGAAGGGACTTGCGCACACGAGGGCGCGGCTAAATGTCTTATTGAAGGTCTGGACGGCTGGGAGGTCATCGGCGAGAAACTCTACAAAGACATTGAGTTTAACGACGAAATGTCCATTGGGGTGCAAGAGTACATTGACTATGTCCGGCAAATGTCCGAAGGCGCCAATCGAGACGTTGAAATCACCGTCGACAATATGAGCGTACACAAGGATTTTGGCGGGTCTACGGACTGCTGCATACACAATTTAGTGCGCAGCAAAGATGGCCTTCAAATGTCCGGCTTTGTCCACATTATTGATTTTAAGTATGGGGCTGGCATCGCCCGAGAGCCCGATGACCCACAGTTGAAGTATTATGCATTCGGCGCAATCTTAAACCTCGCAACGCTCGGCGAACTTGACCCTGAAACTAACGTCGGGCTGACAATTGTGCAGCCACGCGCCTTCCACAAGGACGGCACCATCCGAGAAAAATGGATGACAGTCAAAGAAATTGTCAGTTGGGCCGAAGAAACCCTAATCCCCGCCATGCACGCGGTCGACGGACCCAACCCAAACCTAAAAGCGGGTGAGTGGTGCCGGTTCTGCCCTGGTAAGATCGCCTGCCCGGCCCTGCATGGCGCGTTCAAAGCTATGATGAACGCAGACCCCCGTAAAGCTCAAACACTCACAAACGAGCAATTGGCCCTAGAGAAAGAGGCTTTCGAGGTTGTCAAGATGTACGGCAAAGCTCTGGACAAGGAGGTTTATGCACGTATACAGAAGGGTCAGAAGGTGCCGGGATTTGCACTAGGCCCGAAAAGAGCCGACCGCGTGTTTAAAGACAAGCAAGAAATCAAAGGTAAGGAAATCAAGTTTAAAGATGCTGCGGCCAAGGCATTTGGGGATAAGGCGTTCCAAGATCGGAAATATCTGACACCCCCAAACATGGAGAAGCTACCTGGCGGTAGCAAGTTCGTGAAGCAGTGGGCCTATAAACCATACAATGGGGACACGGTGGTCAAAGATGATGGTTCGCGGCAAACCACCAAAGTTGAAACCCATGTTGAAGCATTTAAAGGAGTGAAAAAGGCATGAGGAAAATGTCTGGTTTGTTTTATGTGTATAGACCCAATTGGCGGAATTGGTCTGTTGGGTTTGTCTTTGGGCACAAGTGGGTGTTATTCCAGTTTGGGCCGTTCGCCATTGACTGCAATTGGAGTGATAATATTTTTGATTGACACCGTCCGATAAATGTATGAGTATTTCGGACTATCTATTGACCCCATTGATCTCATTGAAAGGAGATTGACATGTCAGACGACCGTAAAGGTATTGTTCGGATTGGTTTTGAAGACCCGATCCAAGTAGTTTTCCCCCAACTTCATGAACCAAAGCGCGTTAAAAACCGCAATGGTGAGGAAACCGGGGAACCCAAATACAGCATCACGTTCTTGATCCCTGCTACCCACCCCGACCTTAAAGTGTTGGCGACAACTGTTGCGAAAGTTTTCAGGGCGAAATTCCCTGACGCTAAGCTTCCATCTAACCTCTCTGGGTTTTGGGCGAAAGACCGTGAATACGCTTGGCCTTTCACTAAAGGTGAAGATGAAATCGAGCGCCTCAAGAAAAAAGCAGAGAAGGCGGGCAAAACCCCCCGAGACAATGAGTTCTACAAGGGCATGATTTTGGTCAAGGCCCGGAGCAACTATCAACCAAGCGTACTGGATGTTCGTCCTGCCACGCCTGTTGAAATCAAAGAGCCAGACGGCATCAAGTCATTGATCTATTCTGGTGCTTATGTTGCGTCGGAACTCAACGCCAATGCGTATCAGGGCACTCGTGACGACGACAAAGACGGCGCCAACTTCTATTTGAACGCGGTTGCTTTTGTTAAGTCCGGGGATCGCCTGACTGGTGTGAACCATGCTGAAACTTTCCGTGCCGTGAAAGGTAAGTCTACTGACGAAGACCCAACCGGTGGTGCGGAAGAAGAAATTCAATTCTAGTTCCTCCTATAGCTAGAATTGCTGGGGGCGGGATGTGGCCCTAGTACTGCCCGCCCCCAACTTTTACCGGTTACTTCCGATAAACAGAAGTTATGCGCTAAATGGCATACGTCCTAATAGACTTCGAAACTCAAAGCTACGCTGACCTTCCTAAAGTCGGCGCATGGGTTTACGCGCAACACCCAACCACACGAGTGCTGTGCATGGGCTACTCAGAAGATGGCGGCGACCCCAAGCTGTGGGTGGACGGCGACCCTCCCCCCGAGTGGGTCAACCGGCTCGATGAAATCACCATAGTCTGTCACAATGCCGGGTTTGAGAAAGCGATTTGGGAATGGGTCATGGTCAAACAACTCGGCTGGCCCCCCGTTCAAAAGTGGTATGACACCATGGCAACTTGTGCTCGCAAGGTTTTGCCCCTCAAGCTGGAGCGCGCGGCGGCTGTGCTGGGCCTCAAACAACAAAAAGATATGGAAGGCGCCAAGGCCCTAAAGCGCATGACACAGCCCGACAAGCACGGCAACTTCGACATGCGCCCGGAGACGGTCAAGATCGGGTTCAACTATTGCCGCCAGGACATCCGCACTGAGGTGGAACTACTGCAAGTGACCGGCCGGTTGAGCCCGGACGAAATGCGGGTCTGGGAAATGGACCAGCAGATAAACTATCGCGGGGTGCAGATTGACATACCATTTGTTAGAGCGTGTCAAACCATCGCCGATCAAGCCTTAATCCCTTTGGCCAAAGATTTTGCGAACATCACGGGCGGGCTGCGCGCAACTCAGCGCCAGAAGTTTTTAGATTTGTTGCACAAAATGGGCGCCCCAATGCCCAACCTCAAAAAAGAAACTGTTGAGGAAACTCTTGAAGATCAAATGATACCCGAAACGGAGATAGTTATATCTGACGAGGTGGATCACCTTCTCCGTATGCGAACCAAACTAACTGCCACCAGTCTAGCGAAGCTGGACCGCATGGCAGAGTGTGCGGGAGCGGACGGCCGGGCGCACAACCTCCTACAATATCACGGCGCGGGCACTGGGCGATGGTCCGGCCGCATGATACAGCCACAGAATTTCCCCCGTGGTAAGTTTAACGCGCCGCCCGACGACATCATCACGGCTATCATGACGGAGGATGCTGAGTATGTGTCAATGTTATATGGTTGTCCCATTGACACCATCACGACCGGATTACGACACGCTATCACTTCGGCACCGGGCAAACTACTCGTGGTGCGAGACTTCTCAACAATTGAAGCTCGTATCGTCCTTGCCCTTGCCGGACAACACGACAAAGTCGAACTCCTTAGACGAGGGGATTGCATTTACTGTGCTATGGGGACGGAAATATATGACTTCCCGGTTGAAAAGAGGATAGCTAAAGACGATACGCACGCTGACTATAAGAAACATGCGGAAGCCCGGCAAGACGGAAAGAACGCTGTGTTAGGCTTGGGTTTCCAAATGGGGCACCCGAAGTTCCGTGCACGGTACGCCAAAAAGAAATCGGTTGAGTTTGCGCAAGACGTGGTCGCAACCTATCGTGAAGAATTTGCACCGTGCGTTCCTAAGTTGTGGGCCGGGCTGGAGGAAGCTGCCCTAAATGCAGCATGGGAAGGCGGTGCACATGAGGCGTTTGGCGTGGTCTACCAAGTGGTCGGCAAGTTCATGACCGCCCGCCTGCCGTCCGGCCGCGTCCTCTACTATTATGACCCCCGCCCCATCAAAAAACACATGCCCTGGTCGACACCAGAACGGCCGGTCATTCGGCGCGCCTGGAGCTACAAAGCGACCAAGACAGGCAAATGGGTCACGTGTGACGCCTACGGGGGCCTCCTAACCGAGAATGTTGTCCAAGCTCTGGCCCGCGATCTTATGGTGAACGGCATGTTTAAAGCCGAAGAAAACGGTTTCCCTATTGTACTTACTGTGCACGATGAACTTGTCTGTGAGGTTGAAACCAGTCGGGCTGACGACAAAGTTTTAGGTGATATGATGGCGGATGTCCCTAAATGGGCACAAGATTTGCAGATACCAATCGCGACCGAAGGTTTTGTTGGGGAAAGATATAAGAAGTAGAGATATGGCACACAGTGAGGCAGGAAAGAAGTGGAGAAGGGAGTGGGCGAAGAACAACAGAGACAAGCTTCGCAATAACCTACGTAAATGGCGTTCTGAAAATTTAGGGAAACATTTGGTTACTGGCGCCAGAAATAGGGCTAAAAGAAACGGCCTACCATTTAACCTACCTCCAGACTATTTTGAGACCTTGCCGTCGGCTTGTACTTATTGTGCGGTTGAATTAAAAATGCAACATGGGCCGCGAAAGAATTGTTCACCATCAATAGATAGGGTAGACCCGAACATGGGTTATGTGGTAGGAAATGTTGTGATCTCTTGTTGGAAGTGTAACAGGTGGAAGCAAAACATGTCTCCGTCAGACCTTCGAAAGCTCGCTAACGCTGTTACCGAAGTTGAAAGGAAATTGCGTGGCTAATAAGAAAATCAACAGTCGAAACAAAGGTGCGGCTGGCGAGCGCGAGTTTGCTAACGTACTCTGCGGCCATGGGCTCGATGCGAACCGGGGTCAACAACACGCGGGCGGGGCTGACAGTCCTGACGTGGTGTGCGAACCACTCGACGACATTCACTTCGAAGTCAAGCGCGTTGAGGCTGGCAGTATTTATAAGTGGCTACAGCAAGCAAAGAACGACGCAGGCGATGCAAAGATGCCGGTTGTTGCACACCGTCGCAGCCGCGAGGATTGGGTGGTCATTCTGTCCCTTGAAGATTTCATCAACATACTGAAATATCATTACCCAGTAGGAGAATAGCATGGCAACCCTGACACCAAAAAAGGCTGCATCACTGATTAAGAAACACGGAGGTGTTAAAGCTGCCTCCCGTAACTCAGAATGGGGATACAACCAGTTGCAGCGCACTTATAAGAAGGCAGTTGCCGAAGGGATCATGGAGCCAATCAACGTGGGTATCAAACCACGAGAGACATTGACTGGAAAGACACAAGCGCCAACTGCTCGTCGGGCAAACGCGGGCACAATTAAAGCGAAACGCATCATCAAAGAGAAGGTGCCTTCACGGGGCGAAGTGCGCCGATACATCCTGACATGCGCGCAGAACGACACCAAAGTGCACCCCGAGTTTTGGGACAACCTCACTCTGTATGCGGACCACTTGGACGCAGAACTTATGGTAGCTCGCATCACCTATGACAAGAAGGGGTGGGACTTCCATGGTGGGCAGTCCAAGTCCGGCAACCGAACTAACCAGAAGAAAGGTGAAATGACTTGGGACCCCAAGGTTGAACCTTATCTCTGTGATAACCGAGTTGCTCTGGCCCCCGGTCTCGTTTGGGTGGGTGACATTGACATGAACCCGACGGCGGCAAACCCCCTCAGTGGGCTGACCACCTTCACCGGCCGGGCGACTGGCATTTTCCCCCACCCCCAAATCGCGCTGGAGAGTGTGTCGTCCCTGGGTGAAGACCCCACTAAATTTAACATGACGACCGGCACCGTCACCCTACGCAATTATATCTTGCGCAAGACAGGGCAGATTGCCGACCACCATCACAACTATGCCGCCCTCATTGTTGAAGTCGATAGCGCGGGCAACTGGTATCCCCGCCACTTGGTTGCCGATAGCACGGGCTGCTTTTATGATTTAAACGTGCAGGTAAAGAACGGTGAGGTTACGGGCGGGCACCGGGTTGAACATATTTACTGGGCCGATGGCCATGACGTGGAGGCTGACCCCGAAATGGTGGAGTTGGCTTTCGGTGAAGGCGGGATCAAAGACGAACTCCGGCCGAAGAAAGAAAGTATCGGGGACATTATCAGCTTCAAGTCACGGTCTCACCACGAAATGAAAAACCCCCACAAGATGTTTTTGCGCAAGGTGCAGGGGCTCGGCGATGTCCAAGAAGAATTGCTGAGTTCGGCACGGTTCATTGCTAAGATGGTGAACCAGCGCGATTGGTGTAAGACATCATTGGTGTACGGAAATCACGAACAGCACATTGCTCGGTGGTTGCAAGAGCACAACGTAGCGCGAGACCCGACGAACGCCCTATTCGGATCACGGTTGCAGGCTTCGGTCTTCGATCACATACAGAAGCACGGCGAAGAACCCAACATCTTTCAACTGGCACTCGACGTTGCCGGTGTGAAAATGCCGAAACATGTTCGTTTCCTGCTTGAAGACGAGAACGATATTGTTTGCGATGACGTGCAGGGCGGAATTGAAAATGGTATGCACGGGCATCGCGGGCTGCGCGGCGCGAAAGCAACCATCAAGAGTTTGGGGAAACTGGGGCGCAAGGTGAACATCGGTGACAAGCACGGGTGTGGCATCTATCGTGGCGTTTACTGTGCAGGCACTTTCTCTTGGCAAGGATCAGACTGGACCCATGGCCCGAGTGATTGGTCTTGTTCTCACATTATCACCTACCCGAACGGTAAGCGCACTCTGTTAATCTGCTGGAATGGAAAGGCATGGGCATGATTGATATTAGTATGTTTGAACGCATGACGGATGCGGACCGCCATAAAGCAGTTCGCATCCTGGGTTCGGTACGAGAACCCGATTTCACTATCGCACCGGACGGGAGACCATATCTCTATCGCTGGCATGTAATACCACGGAACGATTTTGCAAACGTGTATCTTCACATGCAGGTTGCTAGTGATCCCGAACGTCCGCTTCACGACCACCCGTGGGACAACCAAACAGTCGTCTTGTCTGGTGGATATGCTGAACGTGTAGGACATTTTCATGGGGCTTATGCTTTCACACGACATCTTAGAGCGGGTGACGTGCAGGCCCGGAAAGCCGAAGAACCGCACCGCCTTGTTTTGCCGGATGATATTCCGTACACCCTCACATTGTTTACTACCGGTCCCAAGCGTCGTAAGTGGGGTTTCTGGTTCCCCGACGGCTGGCGGGAAAGTAGTAAAGTTATCATTGACCAACCCGACGGCACGTCGGTATTTAAAGGAGATGCCTAATGCAAGAATTAAAACCGCCCCCCATGCCAGGAGATGTTTTAGGACCGGCGCGGCCGGTTGAAGCAGACCCCAGCGGTAAGAAACCGTTTGAACCGGGGGCCAAGCTCGATGCTGGTAAGTCCCCTGTCAGGCGAGGGCTGTTAGAATATTTCCCCCGCGCCTGTATAGCCGTGGCGAACGTGTCGGCCTTTGGCGCGAGCAAGTATGCCTGGAATGGCTGGGAGACCGTTGATAATGGGGTTGATCGCTACGGGGATGCAGGTGCCCGACACATTTGTAAGGCCGCTATAGAAGGCCCTATGGACAGTGACAGTGACCTAGATCATGCAGCACATGAGGCATGGAATGCACTGGCCCGGCTGGAATTGATCTTGCGCGAGCGGGAAAAGGTCTGATATACTGACCCTATGCAACCGCAACAAACCATAGTCGAGACAGCGGCAAAGAATGGGGGCGACATGACAGCTTTTGTCGCCTCTATTTTTGCTGCCTGGATGAGCAACCCAGCCTCAGCCTTTGTATGGCTGGCGACGGCTGTGTGGTTGTTCTATCGTGCTTTGGATATACGCCAGTCGTGGATCAACAAGCGGCTGGACGAAAAGTTAAAACGATTGGAGATTGAAGACCATGAGCGAGTTCAAGAAGGCACTAGACCTGATATTCAAGCTTGAAGGTTACGACACCGTAACCAATGACCCCGACGACCCTGGTGGGTTAACCAAGTGGGGTATCAGCAAGCGAGCCCACCCCGAAGTTGATGTTGAAAACCTGACGCGCGAGGGGGCGGGACAAATCTACCACAGAGACTACTGGGAAATGGCAAGTTGCGACCGGCTGCCGTGGCCCCTCAACCTGTTCGTTTTCGACGCGGCGGTCAACCAGGGTGTCATCCCGGCTAAGAAAATGCTCCAGGCCGCTACAGGGCGCACAGCAGCCGACGGCATATTCGGGCCGAAGACTATGGCCGCGATTGCCCACTGGCCCTCAGACGAACTAGCAGCACGCTTTATGGCTAAGCGAGCGCTCCGGTATGTGGGCACCCGCAACTTTGACAAGTATGGGTATGGCTGGCTCAAGCGCCTCGCCCTGGTAGCGATGCAGGCTCACGATGGTTAAAAAAGATCAAATGCGCCGGACCACTTGGGAGGATTTCAAACGGTCCAAGTGGTATAACGAACCCAAGAGCAAAGACTATCACACGGTTGTGATGCCTATGCCGGATGACACACCCCTGCCCGGCAAACATGTGGCTAAGACCATGATAGACCAGCTTGGACACTTGCCGCTGGCGGAAGCGCGCCTAAAGAATGCGCAGTTTGAAGTCGAAACATGCGACCAAACGAAAATAAAGGCGCTCGTCGGCCGCATTAAACGGTGGAAAGGAGAATAGCGATGACCGAATATCAAGTGACACATCTGACAGACGAACTCTCTGTAGGCGCGATGCAAAAAGCACTAGATATGTCAGGTCTAGCTATGAGGCGACATGGGGCTTCCCATGCTGAAATCAACTTAGCAACGGTTGTCATCCATAAAGATGAAACCTTAAGACGGCGCCCATGGAACATTGTCATAACTGCCACCATACAAAACTTTATAGGTTAGGACCATAGACATGGACCCACTCACAGCAATTCTAAACGTCGGCGGTAAGCTGATCGACCGGATCATCCCCGATGAAGCGGCGCGCGCTGCGGCCAAGGTAAAGCTGGTCGAAATGCACTTGGCCGGAGAGCTAGAGGTTATCCGAAATCAGGCGGGTATCATAACGGCTGAGGCAAGCGGCGAGAGTTGGCTGCAACGCAACTGGCGCCCTATCACCATGCTATCGTTCCTCGGCCTTCTGTGGGCTTACTGGCTGGGCCAGGCGCCCGATTATGTGGTTGAAAACCCGGACGTGGTTGCCCAAGTGTTTGACCTCTTGAAAATTGGTATCGGTGGGTATATAGTCGGCCGTTCCGTCGAGAAGACAGCGAAGACCTGGAAAGTGAACGGGGGCGCATAGAAGGGCCTGCACCGGACCGATAAACCGGAGTGGCAAGCCAAACGCGGGGTGCAAATCCTCGTCGCCTCCACCATGAGGGGTTCATCTAATAAAGACTTGGTGGTTACACCAGAATGCAGGTGCAAATCCTGCACCCCTCACCACCTACACCCCATTAAGGCGCTCGCAAAACGCTTCGGTTTGCTCCCACCATTCCGACATTTCACCGTAGTCGGTGCTCCATGTGGTGTCAAAGGATATGGTCCAGATAATTAAGCCGTCCGCGTACCGATTAGCCATTTCTAACACTAGCGCCCATTCATCCCGAGTGACCAACCGGTACTGACCAGCGCCGATAGGAACCCTGGTTGATGCGTACATGTACACCGGCTTCTGATAAATGCGGGCCTCTTGTAAAGAGTATTCCATGAACCGACGATTGAGAGCTACCGAAAACCCATTGACTATATAGCCGCAAGCAGGAGCCACAAAATCTAACTCATTGACTAAAGACTGTAGGGCTAAGTTCCGTGTACGTAAATTATAGGCCCCATCATTGACGTAAGCATCATGAACTGGTCCACGATTGTAGTAGCCAAGTTCTACACCGTGGTTTTGGACATACGACCGAATGTCTTTAATGGCGTCGATATATTTTTGTGTTTCCGTCTCTAGGTCCCAACTCTCAATGTCAACTACAAACGGCCGGTCAGTTGTCGGGGGGTCCGCAGTTAAAGAGGCCAGGGCTTTGGTTGAATTGTAAGTACTACTTGGAGTATTCGGATTATCACAAAACCGGTCTTCATACATGATCTTCAACGGCCTAAATCCGAACACGGATAAGTCAGGCTTGTCTTGAATTTGTATGTTGTCAAACAGTTTTAATTTGTGCATTTTCGTAGGTGGGCTTGCCCGGTGTGCAGCCAAAGCCGGTATTTCACTATAGGCTTTAGTCGCGCCGGTAAACGAGTGTGTAACACCGTCGACCTCTATCACTTCCCCGTTGGCGAGTATTTCCCGAACATAGCCAACACAATGTACTAGGTCGTTTGCACACCGGGCGGGAACTGCCCACCCACCAGTGTCAACCTCCATCGGCTGCAACCCATGGCCAGGGGAAGTGACGCCACGGATGAAATTTGCTTCGGTTTCGGTTATACGTATGACAAGCATTATTGTGCCCCCATCCCAGTCAAGTAAGCAAGTGCGATTGCATTTAGTTGGCCGTGTTCGGCTTCGGTCAGCGTTTCTCCTACCCAAGCGAATGCCACTCGGCCGGACGAATAGAGCGATGATGTGCGCAGTAAAACAACTGTCCCTGTTGGCAAACTGCTCCAGTCGGCAACCTGACTTGGGGTTAAAGCCTGACCGTCCTGATAACCAGTTGGAATATTCTCTGATCCGTCAACGCTAAACGACCGGGCTCCCAATTGGGTTGCAGTATTCAGTTCACAGATTGTTTGGTCAACAGTACCACCCAACCAATAGGTTGCCCGATCTGGTGAGGTAAACTGATACGGGAGTATTGTTGCTGCCACGATGTTATGGATACCAATAGACGGGTCCGCCACTTGAGTTGTCGGAGTGTCGTGATCGTTTATGTAAGCGTACATGGACAAATTAGTTGTTGATATGCCTGCTAAACTTCCCAGTGTGGTTCCACTGTCTAAGTGGGCAGACACGTCATCGCCTTTGAACCCTCGATCAGTCGTGAATGTGGGAGAGTTTACAGCCGTTAAGGTGTTGCTGCCAGGGGTTTTCCAGTTCAAACGTCCTGCTTGCTCATCATGAGCCGCACACCCATAAATCAACCGGCCCTTGTCCCAAATACCAGCCGTCACTAAGCCGTCGATTGCCGTGTTGTACAAATCCTGTCGGCTAGAATTTGGCTGCACAGACATCGCCGCGAACAGCGTTTCTGATTGTTCTAGCACACCAAACCCGGCCAAGTTGACCAAATTTGCAGGACCATTTATTAGATTAGATTAGATGTCATGGTTTTACCCTCTTAGTTTTCCACTAAAACGAAATCAATCGACCCATAAAATTGAAGGTTGTTTTCGGTTGACGACACGATCACTTCTAGGTCAGCCGGACCAGCAACCGGCCTTGGTTGAACCGGCTCATCAATCAATTGCAAAACGCCCGTGTCAAATGTCCGCTCATAAATCTGCCCGCGAACTCCGGTTTCAAACAACCGACGCAAAATGCGGACATTGACCACTGGGTCTTGACCACCAGCGTCTTTAACAGCATTCCAGAATAGGCCAGTGAACAATAGTGTTTTGTTTGCAGGTACAGCGATCACCAATTGTTGGGTAAACCCATGACCGGCTGGGATGCTGCCTTGGACAGTAGCGTCGGTAGTTGCAGTTGCGGTAATAGTTCCTTCATTCATTTCAGAACTGCCAGCCGTCACAACCACCATTCGATTGATTCTAAGAAACGTCTGTATGGTGACTACTGGTGTAGTCCCGTTCATTGTTATGGTTTCTTCGACTTCTAGGAAGTTTTCATCAACACCTTGTATTAAAACGGTCCGAGCCCCGGTGTCCCCAGAAGCATCATCCGCATCCGAAGAAACCACACTCATGGTCCGGGCAGTTGTCAAATAGGAAATGCGGCCGCCAGGAGCCCAAGCTGTTTCCGCAGCCGAACTATCTATATCTATATCTTGGTTAAACCCGAATTTTTGGTCTAACGTCCGCCCACGGACATTCCCTAGAGCCATTTCTATATAAGGGCTGTGTGATAGGGGTTTGCCCCTGACATCATAAAGTTGCTTGTTTACACTATCAGTCATGGCTTAACTCGTTGTTATGATTTCCATCGCAAACCACGTTTGTGTGGCGTCGATTGTAGTCGAAGTGTCCGAACTCTCGTACCTCAATTCGAAATAATCACCCTCGGACACATTCAAGACGGGGCTGCAACACGACAGGGATGCTTCTGTGAACTCGCCGTCTGCACGAGCATCCCCCGACAGGCCGATGTAGTCCCGGCTCCCATTTTTCCAAATCTCGATTGCAGCAGACAAAGCGGCTGCCACGCCCGTTGCGCGCACTCCGCCTAACACCCGAACCTGGGTCACGTCAGCAGGAACGGTGAGACGGCTGTTGTTCGTGACGGTGTCATGTATGCTGGCGTTATCATATTGTTCCTCATCAAACCCAATGATGGTCCCTGACGAGTGGTTGCCGGTGTCGTCCGTCGTCATGTTGACTAGGGCGCCAGAGAAAGAACCCCCGCCTCCCCCGCCGCCGCTGGCGTCTTGCCAACTCACGTCATAGTCGTCACCACTGTCTTTGGTCAGAACTTGGCCGGTGTCACCTCCAGCCGGTACAAGCCGATTGCTTTCGACAGCCGCCGTTTGTAATTCGCTAACAGACAACATTTCAACCGGGCCGTCGCCAGGAGACAGGCGGCCTAGAAAAGTATTCTGACGCAAGGGGGTCCGTATACCCCGTATTCTCCGGTCGTCTCTATTAGCCATTAGCCCACCAATCGCCCTGCAAACCACGTCAACATGTCAGTGCCGCTACCCAGAATGTCAGACGTGTCGCCGCCTTCGCCCGTCACGGTGACGCGCACGGACGCAGTTTCGGATGTTTCCATCTTTGCGTTAGTGACAGACCACGGGATGGTGAGAACAGTTGACACGTCGACCGCCCCACCAGCTTGCCGGTATAATTCATAGGTGCGGTTAGTGGTCACAAGCTCAACCAAAACCTCAGTAGCCGAACCAACAGCCGACAGTTTCACCGCGCCCGAGTAATCATAATAACCTTCCTTCGGAGCCGTATGCACACCGGTCGACGTGTTGAAGTCGGCTCCGATGTCATGTACCTCAGCATTGAAGACGACAGTATAAGCCGTGCCGTCGCCCGTCACATTAGATATGCCGGATGCGTTGACATAGGCCAAGAAGCCGACTTGGTTCGGTTGCAATATTTGCTGGTCCGCGTCAATCGTCATGGCTTCATTGCCCCCGGTGCTAAACCGCATTTGGTCAGTGCCGGGCCGAGTGATGTTTGTATTGGTGTCAGCCGCGAACGCGAGCGTGTCGGGCAACAGCCCGCCAAAATCAGCCGCGAGTTGGGTCATAGTGCGGTTCACCCACGCACCAGCCTTGCGTTGAATGATGTCATCATTCGCTGGCGAAAGTGCGGCGATTGCAGCCAGGTCCGCGTCCAGTGTGCCAAGCTCAGCCTGGATAGTGGCGATAGCCTTTAGTTCCGGCTGCCCCGTTGTGGCGTTGAAGAACAAGTAAAAATCCTTCCGACCAACCGGCGCAGCCAGTTCGTTCACTCCGGCTGGGTCTGTTATCGGAACCCGGATACAAGCCTTGATGCGGTCTTCAAGGGTCTGCACTTGGCGTGCCACCTTGTCCACCATAGCTTCGACATTAGACCCCAGAAACGTTGCACTGTTGGCTATGTCATCTTGTTGCTCAAAGTCCGCGTCAGGGTACAGGAGCACCGTGTAGCCACTGGCCGGAGCGGTTGTGAAGGTGACAGTCGGGATGTTCGTGTCTGCGTCCAAAGTGACGGTGTAGTCGGTGTTTAGGGTTTGAACGGTTAACGACAAGTCACTATCCAATTGCAATACCACCCCCAGTTCATCGGCGGCGTTCACACTGAATGCGGGCGTGAAAGCTGTGGTGCTTCCATCACCGGATGCGGTGTATCGGGTTCCTGTTGCCACTGTCATTGGTCATCCTCCTTGCGGATTTCGGCAAATTCCTCGTTGAAAAATTCGGCATAGTCTATCATCTCATAGGTCAGGCTGTCGATAAGTTGTCGCTTTTCCGCTGCCGACATGTCAGGATCGTAGTGGACCCCATGGATCACCGTCTGAATTTCTGACAGGGCCGTGCGGACGGGGGCCGTCTTTATAATTAACCCACCAAACTGTGTCGCCAGCCGGTCCGCCTCATCAAACTTACTTTGTTCTTCAAGTTTTTTGATGGTGCGCTTTATCTGATCGACCCGGTTAGCATTCTCATAAAATGCAGTCAGGTGTCCTTGCGCGGCCGGGACGCGGGTAAAGAAAGCTTTGACGACTGGGATGTCAGCGAGCGTGGCTTCGGGCTTCTCCACTACGTCTTGACCGAGCGCTTTTTGTGCAGCCCGAACCCCTTTGTCAACTAACCCAACAGCAAACACACCGGTCGTGCCGCCCCAGCTACGGATGTAGTGGTCCATAGCTATAGGCGTGCGGTAGCGTTCATTTACGACGCCTCCAGCATATCGACCTGTTAGCTTGGCCAATTGCTTGGCGGTGTCGGACGTGTACGGAGTGTAGCGGTATTCTGGCAGGACACTCTCTTGCGCACGAGAAACGAGCGGCTTACCAGTAAACATGTTGTGGTTCGTGCCAATCTCCAGAAACGGGGAGATAGCGACAGGGGTTGCAGTTGTCAGCGGGTTAAGGCTGGCTACAATTTCCTCCCCAATGTCTTGAACTACATCGGGGTTGTCTTTCGAATAGCTGTCTAAAACGGTTGTCGGCACATAGCCAAACCAAGTCCCAAACTGTTGCGGCATGGGGATGCGCATGATCGTTGGGTCTTTTTTCGTGCCGACGTTGAAGTGCCAAAACAGGGCCTTCTCCCAGTCGTCGATACCTTTGTACCAATCTTCTTCGTGGTTCGCCCACCACAGTAGGATGGAAGGCAAGGTTACGAATGCTGCCGCCTTCATAGCAGTTCCACGAGGGTCACGTTTAAAGGCGCCTACCGCACGGTCCATACCGTTGATCGTAGCACCCAACCAAGCGGATACCATATTCAGTGCACGGATGTTGGCACCCATGCGATAGAAGTCAAGGGACACGTCTCGTGAACGTAAGGCCGCAGTCTGGTCACTCTTACCCGCCTTCTGACTGCGGATAAACTGCCCCACCCGCATGGAGTTTTCCAAGCCGGTCGACATATACGCTGCCAAGCGATATGGAGACGTTGCCACATTCCAAGCTTGTGTTTTTAAATTCTGGTGAACCTGGTCGTCAAGTGCGCCTTTGGAAAGTACACGCTGATCGAAATCTAGTAGCGCTGAGTTAGCACCACCATTGTTCACCCACTGTACGTATTTCTCACTATGCGCCCCTTTGAGAACGTGTTTCATACCGATGATTGCATCATACACCGGAACCACTTTGAAGCTGTTCATGAGCAAGGATGACATGTTGTCCCGAACAAATGACTTAGCCATGAACTCGGGAAACAGCACCGTACCGGAGCGCAGCATCGCCGACGGGACCTTACCCATTTTAATCAGCCAATTTGTACTGCTCGCATCAAGTGACTGGAGCGACAGAATGAGGCGCGGGTCTTTGGCTTTATAGATGACAGGATTGCCGTCTTCAAACACAATGAACTCGTTCTTATCAAGCCGCTTGTGTGCAGCCCGGTAAACATGCATACCCGTTAAATCATCCGGGCCAAGTCCATTTTCCTCCATGAAGTTTTTAAGTTCGGTGTCGCTATCCGCCAACTTCTTGAGTTCGTTCCGGCGCTTCGGAAACCCAACCTCTTGGCCGGGGACCACTTCAAAGTCAGTGTATTCCGGCCCTTTCGGGACAGCCGGTTCTTTCGGGGTGACGCGCTCAAGGAATTGATTGTCCGGGTCCAGACTATTATTGAAGTCTACCACACGTTTCCGGGCGAGATTGTTCTCCGCCAATTGTTCCATGGTGTACCGGTTCTTAACGATTACGTCCAATGGGTTAAGTATCGGACGGTCTGACCCTTTTATTTTCTTTACAGGGTTGCGAACCGGCAGGCCACGAACGCTCGCGCCCGCTGGCGGCAAACCATCATCCATCAATCGCATGAACGGCACATAGTCCATGTTCTGTCGGATCATGCTTTCAGCCCGGTCTTTAGACATGAGGCCGCTGCGCACCAGTCGCTCCACCCCACTGTCTAACCATCCCTGGAGTTTAACTTCCTGCGTCTCAAAATCTGATCGACGATTATCCACACGACCAATATTCTCAACAGTGTTGCGAGCGCCGTCGACATCAAAACCCGTCTCAATTCCTTGCCCGTCTTTCTCAACCACCCTCTTAGCAACGAGATACGCAAGGAAGTCTTCGGCGTTTCCTTTGCCGACCCCTTCAACAATTTCTTTGAGGCTGTCCCCAACTTTCTGCCCTTTGTCATTGAACACCCCACCTTTTAGGGCGAGGTCCGCTTTTGCATGTGCGCCTGCCGCTAGCCGGGCGAGTTCACCAGGGTTGCTTTCAATGCTCAGTGTGCGTCCGGTCTCTGCTTTGTGCGCGCGAGCAGACTGCGACACCGCATGTTGCAGGTCGTTGATAAAAGCATAGCGGAAATCATCGAAGTCGGGTAGACCCTTCTTTTCCGGTACATCTACTATCCGGTCTTTAATTGCCTCAACGTCGTCGTCCAAATCCCGCAGCCGTTTCATTTCCGGGTCTTCGGGCGCCGCTAACTTTTTTGGTTCCTCGCCGCCTTCCGCCGAAGGTTTTTTAGCAGGAGGCGGAGGCTCTTTACCACCGCCGCTGCCGCCCGGCTTCGCCGCAAGAACAATAGCACTATGGGTAGTGTCAGCATTTTTCGCTGCCTCCACGTCAGAAGTCGAAGGGTTAAAAATAAGTTCGTCGCCATCAATGAAGACAACATCACCATCAACGTCGGTATCAAAACCCGGCGTGTCTTTCGACACTTCTGGGTCAGCGTCCATTTTAAAAGAACCCACCTCGTCGGCGTTGTCTCCGGCCAAGAAGGCTTGCATCACCTCGGGTTCGGTTTCCGCGCGCTTCAATACATCTTCGGGGCGCTCACCAGTTTTGACCCAGTGCTCTTGTAGCCGGTCGCTTACGTCTTTTACTTTTTTGCCGCCCAAGCCGACAGCGCCTTCACCAATTTTGACCCCGAGCATGATCGCGGCGGCCTTGCCGAAACTCTCGGCTGTCGGGAGTTCTCCCTCAATCGCGCTTGCGGCTGTCACGGCTGCGGTCATCTCTGCTGTAGTTACGATGACCTCTCGGCCTATCGCATTGCTGACAGGTTTCGCTATGGCTTTCCGTGTGATCGGCCCGGCGAAACTCGTGGCCGCGCCAGTGGCGGCGCCGAATTTGACACCCTCTAAAGTCTTGTCACTGAGCAGTGCTGCCGTCAGGTGGGCCGCGTACTCACGGGGGGTCAGTCCCGATTTACCATCCGTGGACCGAAGAAACTCCATGTAGGCTTCGCGGGTGCCCTCAGTCACCGCGCCAGATGTCGCACCAGATACACCAAGGGCAGTAATTGTACCCCCAACCGCACCGGCTGCTGTACCAGCACCAGGAACAACAGACCCGATTGCCGCACCGCCGCCAGCGAGTGGAGGCTCCACTGCGAAGAATGTGCCGACAAAAGCGGGCACGGATACAGGGAGGTCGCCCGCACCTTGCGCAAGAGCAAACCCTATCGTGTCCCAGATTTCTTCATGCGCGCCAAACTCGTTTTCCGGCAATGACTGTCGGCTTGCGAGCCCTGACAGTGAAGACTGCCAACCGGCTTCCATTGCCTGCATGAAAGTTAAATTCTTGGGTTCGCCACCTTCGGCCGCTGGCGCCGACGCCTCTTGAACTCGCTGCCTCATGGCCCCAATTTGCGGAGACAGGTCGACCGGCCCCACACCGAAATAGTCGTCTATTTCAGTTTGAGTAGCGCCCAGAGATTTCATCTTTGCACGGGTGTGGTTTTCCCACTCTTGCATTTCTTCGGGAGAAGCACCCAACTCTTGCATTTGAGCCAGGTTCTTTTGTCCAGGTGTAGGCATTATTTTTCGCCTTTCAAGATTTTATCCCATTCTTCTGGAGACCGGGTTCGTCCCTCGGCTCGGTTCTTTCTAAACTCTGTTGGCCGGGTCCGTTGGTCGCGCCCAGCTTTTGGAGTGATCGGCTGACCTAGCCGGATATTTCTGCGAACTTCACGAACTTCCTCTTTCGTCCGGCCAAACTCGTGAAGTCGTGACATGATCGGACCATCCGATGCCCAGATTTCGTCTGGTGAAGTGCCGGTGTCTAGCAGTTTTTGACTTTCTCGTAAAGCCCACGCCTGGAAGTCAGAGAACTCTTGGCTGGCGACAGGGTTGCCGAGCGCGTCTTTCTCTGACAGGAGGTTCTTTGCTGACTGGAGCGCGGTGTTTTTAATCCGCTCGCCACTCTCCCCGTCCGGGCTAAACATGTTGTCATACCGCTTGAGTATGTGTTGCATGTCGGACACGCTAAGCCCCTTGCCGACCATGTTCATGATCTCGGTCCGCGAAGGCCGGTTCTCATCTCCGGCAGGCAAACCGGCGCGAGACCACAGGTCATTGAAGACCCCTGGGTCAGTTTTAGGTGGGCCGCTTTTGCTGCCTTCACTCTGACTATCAATCATTACACGGACCATATTGAACATAGTGCGTTGCTGGTCTGACCCTTGTGGCGTGTCAAACCGGGGGTCATTCAAAAGCATTTTCAGTTGTTTGCTGCCTGCTTGGATTGATCCGTCTGGAGCGATCATGCTTTCCAGTACATCATTGGAGGCATTCTTAGCGGCGTCTTCAAGTGCGCGTCGGCTCTCTACTTCACGAGCCTTAATTGCGCTTTCCGCATGGTTTACGAGCGCCGCCTTACGGTCGCCAGTGATGAACTCATTGAACCGTCCGGCCTCAATCTGTGCCTTAGCTGCGAACGGGTCCTGGTCGATCATACCCTGCGCTGCACTAACCGCCAGGTTCTCTTTCACCTTGCCGGTCATCTTGATCGCATTCTGGCGGCTGAGCCCACCCGACTGGATTAACCCCTCAAGCGCAGTGTCGACCATGCTCGCGGTGAACTCGAAACTCTCGGGCGAGGCAACCACGGTCGACGACATGTGGTTAAACATTTCCTGCGCGTTTTCGACCGCTTGCACTCCGGCCAGGTCAGCTTGCCCCTGCGCGGTCGAAGTCATGAAGTGGGCCTGCATCCCGGCTGACATACGGTCGTAATATTGGCGGGCCTCTTTGGTGGTCGCCAATTCAGATATGTCTCCAAGTCGAGTTTGGATGTTGGTCGACAGGAAGTCTTGCGCGATGTTGTCAAACTCAGGGTCGTTAGGGTCAGCCGTGCGCAGCTTCTCGCGCCACTCATTGGTGGCTTCGGCTTGCGCCAGCGCAAAAGCTGCGTTCATCTTAGAGATGTCGCTTTGGGTTTTCCGTTGCTCGATTGCCCCACCGAACTGCTCAAGTTCTTGGCCCAAGCCTTGAACAGCATTACCGATAATTCGTCCGGCACGATCCCCGTCCACAGGTCCGGGTAAGCGCGGGTTTGATTTGTAGGTTCTGATTTCAGGCATGTGTCACCTTAAAAGAATTTGCCGACCGCGCCCAGAATGCCGCCGACCGCACCAATTTTGCCAGCCGTCTTAGCCGCCCCCGCTTGCGCGTCGAATACCTCAGCTTCCAGGTTAGTGAGCCGTTTGATGTTCTGAGCGTCGAAAGCAATGTCCCTGGCGCTCTCTCGGAGCACGTCAGCGGCCGAACCACCCAAGGTAAGGCCCGAAGCCGCAAAGTCCGCCTTAGTGGCTCCTGTGGCTTTTATGCCCTCACGCTCTTGCAGGATACCCTCGATCCGGCCCCGTTCCCTGACCAACTGGGCATTTTGGGCCGCGCCCCGAGCAGTGGCGTCAGCCGATTTCTTTTTCCCAAAGCCGCCCAGCAGTGAACCGGCCGCCCCAATCACAGCCCCCAATAGCCCGTAATACATGCTGACATCGCCAGTGATAGTCGGGTCGATCATTATCTGTCCTCGCTCGAAATGAAGCCTGCCATAGCCAAGATAGTGCCCGGCGCCGGGGTATCTTGCTCGATTGTGATTTCGTTGTCAAAGTCAGTCTTGCTTTCCAGTGTATCGTGATAGACCCCAGAAAACAATGGCCTAGACCCGTTGCTTGCAGGTTCGGTAAATACGTGCACATAGCTGTTGGTGAAATCCGTGCCAAACTTCATAGGCCCAGAACGGTTAACAAGCGCGGCAAACTGCTCAATACGGCGCAGTTTACCCAAGGCAGGACCGTTGCGGGTGCCCGCGTTTTCGTCCGGCCGGAGCAACTGTGCTTTTGCAGGCATGTTTAGCCCGATGATTGCATCAAACCCTTCGCCGGTTAGCTCCAGGGTCTTGGTCTCTACCGCGTATGTACCGGCGCGCGCGAACACCATCCGCTGGTTCACCGGCGACGTGTCATATTGCAACGCTGCATAAAGTGTGCTGGTCTCACGATCCCACACCATAAACACGTCGTTTGCAAAAGTGTCTGAGCCTACGCCCAAATCTGTTTGCATGTCATAAAGTTCAATTGTGTCGACCGACAACTGCACGCCCTTTAGTGCGTAGGGGTCCCACTCAAAAACTCGCAACACGATTTTATCACCAGCGTCGTCGCTCCTAAACAACTTCGGCCAAAAGATCAGCCAAGGTTTGGTCAAATCTGTTAAATCTGTGGGGTATACGGACGGGTTCATGTAGTCGTCTAAATCGCTCCCTGTTTCACCAGCAGAGTTTAGCCCGACGTCCGAAAAGGGCATAACATCAACACCATTTTCGTCCACGAACCGACAGTTCATGACACTCACGTTGTTGAATTGTGGGACCCACACATCGTATAATAAGTCACCACTGTCAGGATGTGTTAAGTTTTGTTGAAATTCTGTTTGCATCCGTATCCCGGCAATAAACCCATCAGGATAGTTGACACCATGCGTTTGTATAAACGTATTGGCCGGAGACGGACTACCATTCACTTGTTCGTTAATAGTCTCTTTGTCTACATACGAACAAACCAAGAAAGCATTCGTTGTTGCGTCCGGCAAAAAGAAAGCGCGGTTTCTGCGCGGCAGTGGGCTAGACCCCAAGTCCGCATTCCAGAAACTCGAACCAAGTGTGCTTTCTAACGACACATATTTTAAGTCCCATAGGGCATCTCTTACAGTGGTGTTCAAACTTTCTGTAGTTCGTACAAACCCGTCTTGGGTAAGAAAATCATCCCGTATGGCTAGATCAGCATTCGGAGTGGCTATCATCCTAACAAACGGATCGGCCGTTCCATCTCCACTAGTGCTGTCGTTAACAGCAATTGGGAATTGCACATTACCAGCAATGTTCACGCCTTCATACGTACATGCAATAACTTGTGATGGTTGACCGGCTTTTTGTATGGTTGCCGGACCAGCACCTTCAATTAGTCCGCGCTTAAATTCAATCGTACCAGATGTATTTACAGTGTACCAAGCATAATACCAAAACAGGTCTCCACCATTCTGCTCATTCATAAGGATACAGAAGTGTGGAGTTTCTGGCGATGCAAAAGCAGTAGCAAATGTGGCTACGTCTGGATCAACCTGGCTGATTGCAGGAAGCCGATTAGCTAAATCAACCCTCATTTCATCTTGCGTCAAGCTCAATACCGCGCCATCACTTAACCTAAGCAGGCGAACGGTGCTGCTGGAGCCCGAACTTTTCGACATGACGTATAATTCGTCATCCAGTCCGCGAATGAGGTTGCCATTATAAACCGGATCAACTGCGGACCCGCCGATGTCAGTCGCATCTACATCTGAAATATAGCCGGTGTTAAAAGTCAGCCCTGCTTCATACACGCGCGTTACCGTCCCGGTTGAAGTTGCTCCGGCCAAGGTAAGCAATTCCTCGCCGATCACTGTGGTAACAATGCCGTCAGTTACAATGAATTGCCCCAGGTGCCTGCCACGCCACACGAGTTCCACGCTGTCGCCCTCAAGGTGCCACAAACCATAGAACTTAAATGTGTTAGAGGCGGCGTCCGACATTTCCCATGTTGATCCATAGTCAGAAGGTTGATACCCGATCCCGCTGTCTACAAACCACGCTTCGGTCTCTGCCTGGCTCTCATCGAATATACGCTCCAAAACTTCAACACAGTAAGCGCCATTCCGCTCAGCCACAATCCACAGCGTATCATTGCGGCTTTCGTCCACGTCCGATAGCGGGGCGACCGTGATCGACCGCAGCACCCCATTCGCAGCCGAACGGTTTGGGTCGTCGACCGAGTTGATGTTGTGTTTGTGCCAAGCTACCTGCTCGCCGTCCTCGTCATTGCGGTATCCGCACGCCACAAGATGGTTGTCGGTAGTCCGCCCCCAGACTATCGGAACCGGCACTTGAGAGTATGCCACTTCGGTCAACCCCTGGGAAATCAAGTGGCGGCCCTTACGGGAGATGTTGCGGCCCCCGTATTTCACCTCATTAATTTGAGTGTGTTCCCGTAACACATTTTGCAATGACTGGATGAACACGACCGAACTTTCTGTCTCCACTGGCAAAGCAGTCGACGACCCAAACTTCGACACGCGCCGAGCCTGGATGCTGGTGGGCGTGATAGGGTCATCAAACGTCGAGGCGCGGACCACCCACTCTCTCGTTTCTGTCCCGGCCAAGAGGCTCGCTTCCTGCGAAACCAGCCAGTTGATGCTGTTGCGCCCAGTGCTGTTAAAGACAGCCGCGACCGCGTTATCGTCAGCCACGGTCCCGTCGTTAGCTGCCGGCTCAAAGTTTAAGGTGTCAAGCACCTTCGACCCATCCACGCGCGCGGTTTGTGCGCCCGACGCCAACATCAAACGAGCCTCGTGGAACGCCCCACAAGTCGGCCAGCCGGTCGTGTCTGAATAGAGGCCCAAGCGCCATAGAGCCGTGGCTGACCCCGAAGCAAGGGCCGTGCCGCTAACGGTAGCTGTCACGACTGTGGTGCTGGTGTAAGCCGTTATGGTCAACCAGGACCAGTCTGGCGCGCTCGCTGAGCCGGAGTTAACTCGTATCAGGCGCCCGATGTCCGTCTCTTGGAAACCAGACCCGCCGTTAATGCCAGTGATTGCAGATGCCGTTACCGTCACTGACCCGGATGTGCCGGAGAACGCGAGCGTTGTGGCCGTCGTGTTTTGGTCGAGATATGGTCCATCATCAAAAGTGACAGTTGCTATAGACAAATCACTACCGTCAATGCGACGGGGTTCGTGGTTGCCATGGAACAGGTATAGGTATTCTTGATCTTGTGCATATTTGATGTCGGGTATCTCTGCATCCGTGTACGGAGCAGACCGCTCTAAAATCTGGCTGACCGTACCGCCATGCCAACAGATGTCTGCCCCATTCACGTCGTTAGGGGCGGTATCTATGTTGATGCCCACATCGCTGTTGTCGAGTTCGGCACCACGAACTCCACCATCATATTCTATAGAAAAGTTGTCGCTATCAATCACTGTGATGATGAATTGAGAATGCAGTAGGACATTGGCGCCCGTACTGTCAGTAGGGCTAAACACAACGTAGTCATCATCGGACAGGCCGTGGCTTGGTGCATTTACTACAGCCGGACTTGCATCGCTGATTGCATCCACGGTTATTGGGCTGCCGGTCACAAAAATGGCACCTGCATTATAGAACCGAATGGCGCCCGCAGTTAGTTCTAAGACGTAGGTTTCTCCGTTGTCGGCACGAAACGGAACCAATTTGATATTCCCTTCATGGACGCGGGCATGGCTCACGAACCGCGTGCCCGGCCGACGAACAAGCGCCCCTTCATCCATGGGAAAGAAATTCTCACACAGTTTCAAGGCTTGATAATATTGGTCAGTGTTTGAGTGGCCCTGCGAAAAGGGTGCCCATTCACCTTCACGGAATGAGGTCTGTGAAAAACTCGCGCGTCCCATTAGCCGATCCTCGTGTGTATCCACTCATCAACTTCACTTTCAGTCGGTCCACGGATAATCGCATCAACCGACCGTGCTTTAGTGATATGAAAAGTGTAAGCGGACTCCAAGCTGTCTTTTTTAGAGTTCGACCCAGTCAACTTCTCACATATCTCGATAGCAATGCGGGCGGCCAAAGCTTCGACAAACAATGGGCTAAACGTCTGTTCACTCACCGCGCTGCTAACATAGCGCAGTTGCAGCGGACCGACATCATTAGTCAGGACTTTTGTTCCTTCCCACAAAATGTCGGACGGAAAGTGGCTAATGTCGGGGTCTATGGGCGCTGGCCGAATAAAGTCGGCTGGTAATTGGTACTGGTTATCCCGGCCGAACGCAGGCGCCGTCGACATCGCCGCGATAGATACTCGCTCGATGGAGAAGCGCCAGACATTGGTTTCGAGTTCCGCATTTTTGACGAACTCGTAACAAGCGTCGATTTCATTTGACCGATCCGAATTTTCATTAAAGTCTACAATACGACGCTGACCAATTTTCTGGAGTGCCCGGTTGGCAATTTGAACTTTACTAGCCATGGCCAAGGTTCCTGATTTTTAGTTGTGTGGTCAATTAGTCGTCACCGCACCTTACGGCCGTAACATACAAACCGGAAGGTGATCCGCCCCCAGATGATACAAAAGCACGGATGGTGGAGCCTGGCGCGACATAGGCTGCTAATTGTAAGTCAGATGTGAAAGACGCACCTTTAATCGGTACATAAGTTGAAGCGTCAGCACCAAGTTTTTGTACCGTTACAGTCTCACCATCAAAAGTGCCAAGGGCTTCAAATTCATAGACGCCACCCATGTGGATTTTTGACCCACTTCCAGTGGCACTGGCATTGCTAAGCAGTGTGACTTTTTCGTCTCTAGCTTTACCCATGGGTGTCCCCTAAATTGAATTGAAGCCGCCGTCCTGCAACACCGCTTCTTTGATCCGTTCTAGCGCGATCACGATGTCTTTTTTCGTAACCCCAACTGCGTCGTCAACAATAAGTTCGATGTCAAGGCCGGTGGTGGAAGTGTCGACCGTCGCTTTGCTCTGGCCCTTATCTACTCCATAAAACCGATCTGCCATGATGATTTCCTGTTCAAAGTTGTTTGCCATAAATAGCATCTCATTTAATGCTATTGGGAGGCCATGTGTCAAGGGCTGTTCATGTTTGCGGGCTTTTCTTAGGGCACGCTTACATTTTACCCGTATGCGTTTCTGGCCGCGATTATACGGCGTCAAGAAAGGTGTTCAAATCTGTTAGTGCTGTTTGCACCGCCGCCGTGTCAGTTAGTATGGTTTGAAGCGCCGTGGCGATAGCTTGAAGTTTTTGCAAAAGTGTCATGTCAGTCTCCAAATTAGGTGCCCGGCCCCGTCTGGTCTGACCACATAAGTGGCATTAGCTTCCGGGGCCGGGCGGACAGGCCACCCCCTGATTATCCCGCTCGCCATGTCGCCGAGTGGCGCGTAGGGTTGCAGTGCTGATCAAGGGGTGGCGGGCCTGCTTTACGCCTCCCGGCGCGTTGGGCTCCCGCCCGCAGCAGGTATTAAACAGCTACGTATTGCACCTTCACAGTGATGCTGGTAGGACCACCAGCGAACACCTCAGAGATGTCAATCGCAAGGAACAAATCCTCGTGTGGGTCTTCGCTCAAACCAAGAGCCTGCCAAAGTGGTTGAATGCTTTCAGCATGCGTGATCTGGGCATAGTCGATGACTTCCACGAATGCGCTAGTAGCGGCACCGCCGTCGTCAAAGTCGTAAGCCGCAGCGAAGAAATCCGCATCGCCGTTGGTATAGACGTAATCATTGGATGATTTGTCAAAACGGGCGATACCGAAGTTGCCTTGACCGGTAGTCGACGCCTCAGCATGACGAACTTTGATGCTGGTTACGCGAGCGTTTGAAGGCAGAGCGCAGATAATCAAGTTGTCAGATGCCGATTGGTCGGCGGCCGGAGTTACGATTGCGATGGTTTCCTTGAGCACAGCACCGTCACGGCGGGCGTCGGTACGCACAGAAGGCGTGGCATCGCGGTTAGTGATTAAGTCAGAAAGAACAGAAGCCATTGTCTAATCCTCGTTTGTGTTTCGTCAGTATAAGGAGGGGCCGAAGCCCCTACCTATTAGCCTTCGTCAGCCAGGATGCGGATGACTTTACCTTGCTCGATCCGGGTCGCACCGAACGTAGCGCAGGTGTAAACCTGCCACGGACGGCCGGAAAGGTCTTCGCGGTGGGTGATCGTAGTCTCCATATCTTTCCAGATACCGAGGTACAGACCAGACTTAGCGAATGCGAAGCAGACGCGCTGGTCAGTGTTAATCACATCCAAGCGGGTCGTAACCACGATGAAGAAACCGAGGAAACGCTTCAAGTTGCCGTCCACAAGAACCGGATGGTCGTTATAGTCAGTCGACACAACTTCCACTTGGCCCAAGAGGTCGCGCTCTTGACGTTCGCCGATCACAAGCGTGATGCTTTCCATTTCCAAATCGACTTCTGCACTGCGGAACATGCGCCGCACTTCAAGCAGTTTGTCGATGGTCATGCCCACGTCGCCGGAAGCTTCATAGTCGGCCGCAACCGAGTAATTCGTGGTGTCAAAGTTCTCAGTGCTTGCACCAGTTTCGCCGGTGTTTGCAGTCGCCAGGGCTTTGTCGATGATCTCGTCATCGTAAGCACGGCCGATAGCGTGAGCGGCGTTTTCAACGTACTTACCTTTCGGGTCGTTCAACAGGCGAAGCATGTCGAAGCGGTCCAAATACTGAGGTACGTCTTTGTCAATCGGGTACACCCAGCGCCGGGTCATATCGGCGTGGACAGGTACGATTGGTGCGAAGCGCGCTTCTGGCGTTTGTGCCTCGATAGCGCCGATCTGGTCTACAGGAGAAGCCTGCTTGCCGGTGTGGTCACTACCAACCGTCACAAGATCGCGCAGCTTAGAGCCGCGTTGTTGAAGCAACAGGTCCAAGTTGGTGGAATACTGTTGCACAAAATGTTCAGTTACGTTTACAGACATTGTATGCCCCTTAGTTCACGGTTAAATATTTCTCCATTTTGACCGTGTCCTTGCGGGGGTCGAAAATAACGACGCGGCCCTTGCGGGGTATCGCCTCCAGATTGAGGTGGGCGGCTGTCCCGATAACAAATCAGGGCCTATCCCACCTCATGACTGGAGATGTCATGATTGATAAGATCACAACTTATAACTCATGTCAACTTGCTTTCGGCGGATATGCCAATTTATGCAAGTTGTCCATCCTACGGTTGGCGTCAACATCGCCTTCCATATATTTTTTAACGAACGCTGGATCTTTTTTCAGGTCATTAATTTCTTGGCGAGCACCTTCCGGGGTCATGCGTTGGTCGTTACCACCGCCGTCACCGTCTTCGAAATTGTCTTCGCCGATCTTCGCGCTCAAATTCATGAAGTATTTCATCACGTCGGCATAACCGAGCGCGTCTTCAAGCTTCTGCACGATTTCAGGTGTGGCACCAGTCTTCTCGACAAACAACTTGGCCTGGGCTTCCAAAATCGGATAGCGCGCGCCCAACTCGTTTTTAAGGTCCTGGTCCGCAGCCTGGTTTAAAGTCTCCGCGTCCTTTTTCTCCTGGTCGACAATGCCGTTCACGAACTCAGCCAGGCTGTCGTACATGGCATTGGCTTGCGATGGATTGAGGCCAAGTTTGTGAGCTAGGCCGCCAGCCCACTCAACAACCTGCGTGTCATCTTCTTCTGCGCTGTCGAAGGTGTAGTCCGTGGCCGCGTCCGGGCGCCCAAGGGCTTTGTAAATCGGGTCAAAAGCGCCTTCGGCTTTCGGGTCGACCGGCAACGTCAAGACGCGGTCAGTCGGCAACCCGTGCAATTTCTCGGAATTGCGCGCGGTTTTGATTACATTGGCCAGGGCCTCGCCGCTATCGAGCCGGTCGAAACCTTTGGCGTTTAACCAGCCGCGAGTGTCCTCGTCATAGCCGGAGTGCCAATCTGTGGCTGGGGGTGTTGCTTCGGGTGGAGTGCCAGGGTTATCCGGCCCGCCGCCATCACTGGGGTTAGGGGTATCGGTCATTGTTTATTCTCCATGTAAAGTGCCCACAATTGTTCATCCGTCAGGTTTAGGTGGTGGGCTAACCTATCCCAGACCTCTTTGCGACCTATAGCAATATAGGTGGCCTTTTCTGACATAACGTCTTTTTTATTGAAGCCATGTGCGCGGCAAAACTTAGCCAGGTCTTGCAGCACAATTCGTGTGTCGACGCTCTTAGGGTTGAAAGTCCGGCTGTAAGCCAGCTTGCGGCTGCGAAGCCATTCCCGAGCGCGATCCAGTGGTGACAACTCCAGTTCTTTAACCATCTACTTCTCCACTTTAGATTGGGCGGCCGCGACCTGGGCTTGCGCCTTCGCAGCCTCAATATTGGCGGCCTGTTGCTGTTGCGCGGCACGGCGCTCAGCCAATACCTGCATCTCGCGGACACCGTTCATCCACGATACCGGCGCACCATTGATCCGGGCGATCTCCGGCATCGCGGTGCGGAAATTGAATGGGTCCAGGTGGGACGGGTCGCCGGTCGCTTGAGCCACGCCCATGGCGATTTCTGCCGTCCGCATGAAACCTGCGACCTGCTCAGCCTTCATGGCCCGAGATAACGGACTGTCGTATTCGACCTCGTACTGGGCCCGCGCCTCGCGCAGAATAGCGGGCATTTCAGGCAACATGCCAAGCTGGGCTGCCACGTCAATCTCGCGCTCGATCATCGGCCCCAGATACTCAGACATTTGTCGACCGACCGTCGGCGCCAGCAAGATGCCTTTCTCTTTGGTCCGCTCGATCACTTGGGTCGCGGTCATGCGGTCCGGCACATCCTCAGCGGCCAACTCGAACAAATTGACCAGGAATGCCATGTTAATCGCATTGCGCTCTTGATCCATCATTTCCAGGCCCACGTCGACGCGGCCGACCGGCAAGGTTTGGATCATCGGGCGCCCGTCTGCGTTAACCCCGCCTTTGTTAAGCGCACCGGGCCGGAGCGACACCTCGTCGATCAAACCATCATCGTGCACGAGTAGGACTGGGTCCACCGTCCGATGCGCCTGTTTCAAGACAGCCTTTTTCTGAGCCATCAACGTTTTGATTGCTGGTAGCGCCATCATGCCCGGTGACCGGCCGAACTGTTCGCCAGGGATTTGCACATAGCGCGGGATGATGTACGGCATGGTTTCGTAGCCACGGCGCCGGATCACGTGCTTTTCGTTCACAGCGAGATAGAGGCTTGCAAAACGCATACCGCGCGCGTCCAGCCGGTTCGGGTCGAACTGTTCGTTCGGCTTAACCACGTGCAGGAACCAGTGCTCCCGATCTGGCTTATCCGCCGCGTCACCCCTGATTTTATCCGGCAAACTCTCGATCCCGAACGCCTGGGCGGCCTGCCGGGCGGTCATGCGATAGAAGCGATAGACCGTGTCGACAATGCCCTGGTGGTTCTCACGCAAGAAGATTTCGCCGATATGGCAGTGTTTGTACCGTATCCCACGGTTTTCCCAGTGGGGGTCCACATATAGTGCTCCAGTGCCCCACGCCCCCAAGGACTGGTATACCAGTTGGTTTTGGCTCACAAAGTTGGCGGTCGACGAATAGCGCATCCGAAACAGCACATTGGTCACTTGCTCGTAATAAAGCTGGACCTGCCGGTTCTTCATGAGGTCCGGGTCCTGGGGGATGAGGCCATGCCAGGTTTGGTTGCGCGGGGTCAGCAGGCTGTCCATGATCGCGGCAAACTGCCCAAGCGCGATCTGAGGCGTGCTGTCAAGCTGGAACTCGGTTTTCTTCTCACCCTTCGGCCGCTGGTCGATCCCCGCGCGGAAAGTGTCTTTCATTTGGGGCCACAGCACATCGGCTATGTCCTCCCAATGTTCTTCAAAAACCGCCCGGTCGCCTTGCAGTTTTCGGACTGCGGCGACCTCGCGCTCAGCTTCGGCATCGGGACCACTGGTAGAATTTGCAATTGTCATTAAAAGAGCCTCCCTACGGCTCCAGTCATCGTATTTACAGCATCAAACGTCGTGCCGGGGGTTGATCCCCGACGCGGCACTTTCTTTTTGTTGGGTTGCAGCCGGTCTTGCGCCACTTGGGGGTTAACTGGCTGGTTGCCGGTCCCGCCCTCCAGGCCCAGCGCCCGCACTGCTTGAGAAAATGAGGTCATTTCTTACCATCATCTTTCTTTTTGCCACCGAACATGGTCGCCAGTGTGTTGAGGTTCTGCTTAAAAGCTGCCTTTGACTTCTTGCTCCGCTCATCACGAGCTTGTTTTGAATGGCCGGGGCGATCTGCCGTTTTTAGGTTTACGCCCGTTTTCATGAAGTTTTTACCCTTGTCTGCCATCAATAGGTCCTCGCTGCTCCGCGCCGCTTCTTGCGCTTACTGTCGGTCGATTTCGGTTTGTGGCTGCTAGACGGATTGCTTAGAGCAGGAGCACTGCCCCCACCTTCGGAACCACCGCTACTTCCCCCTAAGAGGCCGCCCACTGCTTTGCCGATGCTCTTGAAAATACCCATAAGAATACCCGATTTTACCCATGAACATCAAAATCCACGCCGGAAGCCACGGTTTGCGTCCGTTTGCCCGTCCGCGTCACGTTGCTCTTTGGCTTTGCATAATTCAGCGACATCATTGCATACTCGGTCGCAGACATCAAGTCATCGTCCTTCATAACGATTTTCCCCTCCTTGAAGTGGTACATCCGGTATTCCTCGAACCACGCCTCGCATGACTTGAACACCTTAAAACGCCCGGATTTCATCCGGTCATCAATGTCCAAAATAGCCGCGTAGCGGCTGTTGCTGCGACTGTCAGTGTACTGAGCATGTTTAGGGAGCATTTTAACACCCTGCTGCCGGTATTGTTGGGCGATAGCCACGCCTGCCCCGGCGCCACCCTTATCGCGCTGGTGTCCGTCATGCGGCCAAGCCATGGGGATGCTCCCCCGTGCCTTAAAATTAGCCGCGTGATAGATGACACCCTGACCGCGCTCCCGATAGCAGTCGGTCACATAAACACAGTCCGCGTCCCGGTCCCACGCCAGCCACGCTGCGGCAGTGGGGTGGTCGATCCCGAAGTCCATGCCGCTGACCAGACACCAGTGGGGCGGCAACTCGAACCGGTCGACCGTAATTGTTTCCTCGGTGCAGTGGTAAATCCGGCCGGACCCCATGAACGGGATACCCTTGGCCCGAGCCTCACGCTCGTGCGGCAGATAAGACGCCATCGCCTTGTCTTTGTCCTCTTGGGACAGGTGTTCTGCCTCGTCAAGCTCCATGCGCACAACCTCACGGTCGCTTGCGCCCTCATCATCGTCTTGCAGGAAGCGCTTTACGACGGTCGACATCCCCAAAAGCGGGGTCGCCGTCATCATGATGAGCCCTTTAGTGGTCACGATCCGGGCAAGCATCTCACCATAGATCGTCGCGTCGTCCATTTCCTCGTCAGCCCAAATCACGTCAATGGCGTCGGCCTGGAATTTGGCGCGACCCTGTTCGTATGACTTAAACAGGATTTCGGACACACCCCCCGTGACGTGCCGGACCGTGATTTTGTCTAAAGCTTCGGACGCACCCTTCGACGCACTCGTGTTGATGATATCTTTTTTGGGCAGGGCGCCGGTCCCTAACGCGGCCGGTAGCGGCGAGCCACACAATAGGCGCTGCACACCATCGCGCGTTAGAAGACCGGTGATCGAGCAGGCCCAGATACGAGTGGGCCGTTTAAACCGTTTGCCCTTCCACCAACTCGGGTACCGGCCGGTCGCGTGCATGGCGACTTCCATCGCGCCGCAGTAGGTTTTACCGACGCGGTTGGCGGCCATGAAAAGTCGCTCGCGCTTAGTGGCGCCAAGTTCGTGGAAGGTGCGCTGCTTAGGCTGCGGTCGATAGTGGAGCAATTTGTCAGTGTTCCGACTAACTTGCTCCTGTTCCGCAGCCTTTAGAAGTTCGCCTAACTGTTGGTCGCTAAGCTGTTCCGCCATCGTCATCAAACCCTATTGCAAACACGAGCGGGCCGAACAAGAACAGCACGCACCGGTCTTCATCGCAGGAGGCCACACCGAACACGATGGACCACGGTACAAATCCAATATCAAACCACATCGTGTTCATAATCCTCACCGTACCAGTTTACATTGCCGGTGATCCAATTAAGGAGCCGGTTTGCGGGAGCACTCACCCAATCAACAAAACGGCTAAAGAAGTTTAGGCCGACTTGCTCGAACGACACCGCAACAATTACTAGGGGAACCCACCATGGGCAGACCAATAGAATAAATGTGGCGATCATTAAGATGATCCGTATGCGTGCTATAGTTGTTTTCATATCATTGTCTCCTGTTGATATGTGTTTCGGCATCACCACTCTTGAGTGAAGTCGATTTCGTCTTCTTGGGCCTTTGCAGCCTTCAACGCTTTCCGGGCTTGCTCCTTCGGTTGCAGCTTACCCGGCACCAAAACTTTCTTGTACGGACGACCCCGGCCGCCCTCCCCAGGAATTTTACCGTTGACGGAAGGTGTCGGCCTTTTGGGTTGATAGCCCGGCCCCGTAGCTTCCACCACTTCGAAGTCCGCGTCAACCACTTCTTTCGTTTTCCCGGCTTGGTCCTCCACCAGCTTGCGATAAAATTTAGCCAGTTCGGGGTTCTCGGCCTCGTTCTGGTCCGCCAGCATGGTGAACTTTTCGAGCATTTCTTCGCGGGTCTGGTAGGTGTGCTCGTGTTCGTGCTTCACCGAAATCTTTTGGTCCGGCATCATCTCCGACAACTTCAATACCAACTGGATCGCTTTGAGGGCATCGCTCGCGCTAGAACTCTCGATCAAGTCTTCGGCCCGCTCTACCGCGCGGATAGCCGCCGCAAGGTTCCGGGCATAGAGGCTGCCTTTCAGGGCGGCGATGACGCGGGGGTTGCGGAGCAGTTCGTGTGCCTGGTGCGCGGCCCCGCTTTCCGCGTATCCAGCCGCGCGAGCAGCTTCGGCCGCCTTGCCGGTGCCACCGCCGAACTCCAGATATTTTTCGACGAACGCCCGCTGTTTGGGTGTCAGCGCGGCGATCTCGGGTGGGACCGCGAGGTCTTGGGCCATGGGCTCAATCCTTAAACTTGCCGAACAGGAGCCGACCGACGAGCAGTGTGGGTAGCATATAAATGGCGAACACAACGCCGAGCAGTACCGTGTCCAAAGTTGCAGCGAATAGCATATCCATGTTGGCCTCCAATCGCCAAAGTGTATCTAAGTTGACGCGAGTATAAGCAGGTGGGGGTATACCTTGTCAAGCGTTTTCACCCAATTGGGTAAATTTACCCAAGTATTTTAAAAATTTTCCCCGAAAATAAGATGTGCTAAGCGTACACCATACGACCGCTGGGGGGTCCCCCGCCCCCACCCATCTCCATGCGCAAACCGGCGAGCCCAAAACCGCAGCCAACATGCGTGCACTTAAATTTAACTGGACATGCCAAAGTTATAATATAACTAAAATCCACACCACCACGAAATATTATTGCGCACATGCGTAATTTTATGTCGTATGAGCAGGTTGCGCCAGCATAATCTAAACACAGGGCTTATAACTACGGCATATTTACCCAATTAATTAAACCCAATTAACCCGGTGTTAACACATGCCTGCTACTGTACACCCACGTTGAGATTAAACCGGGGTATATAACCTATGTCACCTTACCTAAACCAAGCACCACGTACAGTTGCACAAGCCACTTTAGACATAATTAAAGCCCACGGATGGAACACAAACGCCAAAAAAGGCTATTCTATGTGCACCCTAGAAGCCCGTACTTGGATCAAGTCAGAATTGATCCGTACACAACATACGTCTACCCCAGTAAGCCATTGATTTCTAAGGCCAACACGCGAGGGGTTGACATTCTACCGCTTACGTGTCAGAACCGTCTACGTGTCGCTCCCGGCGACAGCGCGCCCCCAAGGCGCTTGCTTGGAGCCGACGGACGTATCACTAGACGGGCATATTGCGCCTAAACTAGACTGGAGACTATTATAATGTCAGGAAAATCCCCAAAATACCAGCGTCGCCACTATGAAGACACGGCGCGCATTATAAACACCCACTTGCATCGCAAGGCCACTAACACAGACGGCGCGCGTGCAATCCGCTACTTGGCCCAAGCGTTCGCCCTACAATATAGCGTCGACAATCCCCGCTTTAATGAGGCGCGGTTTTTAGAGGCATGTGGCGTACAATGAAACTCTCACTTAGAAAGTTTAGCCCTTACGTGATCCGGTATTACACCGGCAATAGCTACGGCATCACATTCATAAAATATGATGACGATGTCTATGCCATTTTCCAGCACCACGGCACCAAGCTTAAACCTCGTATGGTGGCGCGGTGTGTGGCTATAAGTGTTGATGATGCACGCAAAGAGTTTAGACGGCGTGCACGTGCTGACCATGAGGAATACATCAAATGAGCGACCAAATGGTTTATATCATCCTGGGTGTATGTTTTTGCACCTACATTGTGTCAATTGTGGCCCCTTTGCTTTGGCCCAAGCCTTGCAACAAGCAGGATAAGACAGTTTTCACACACCGCAACATAAGGAAATGGTGACATGCTAGAACCACGGCAACATTATCCGCATACCCCGGCCAATCCGGGCATACCCACTAATCGGTTCCAAAACTCGCAACCGATCTTAGACAAACAATTGAACGCTGCAATCCTTCATATCGTGCAGCACCTTAAAATCAATTATCAGCCATCCCCGGACGCGCCAGACACGCTAGAGGGCATCACAGATATGTACGAGTGCGGCGGACCAATTTACGTCTTTGATGGTGGTTGCGACAATACGATATATGGTGACAAAGAGGTCAACTACGCATTCCGCGCGTGGCATGACTATCATCATTGGAAGCTACAGGCACCGCTCACACGCGAAGGCGAGGCAAAGGTAGTTGAGGCACAAATCACTGACCTTTTCGCCCTAAGCGGTGGGCAGAGATATTGCGCGCTGAGGTGAATGGGCAAGCGGAATATTTCGCCCACCATGGCGTGTTTCCGGTTTTCCAATTGGAGTTTGTCAAACTCTATGCATTAAACCACTCACTTGCTATCAACAGTGGTTCATTTCACTGATAAGAGCGGTTAGGGCAGGGTTTCGGCCTTGCCCCTTCCCCTATTATCAGCAATCGGAATTTATAACATGGGTAAAGTTGTCCGTACATGTAAGAATTGCAAGGCTCAATTCACGGCCCGCCAAGCGGACGTTAATCGGGGCTGGGCTCAGTATTGTTCCAAAAGTTGTAAGGCAACTGCCCAAGTAAAACGGGGCGGAAAATATCTAGCCTATCAACACCAAAACAATGATGACCCTAACTATATAGACCCTTACGACGTTGAGGGGCCGGGCTGGGATGCCCACAAAGACATTTATTGATGAAAGGGAAAACAATGCCAATTAGAGTGTGTGTGTGACGCGCGCTAACTCCAAACAGGTCA